CCAGACGAGGCAAACGCCGCCATGCTCATCGCCAAAGCGCGAGATGCAGTGAATAAGGCCACGGGGGAAAATTGAACATGTACGAATACAAGGCAAAAATTGAGCACGTTGTCGACGGTGACTCAGTTGACGCAGTGATTGATGTGGGTTTTAAAACAAACATTCGCCAGCGCCTTAGACTGACTCGCATTGATACGCCAGAGCGTGGGCAAGATGGGTATGCGCAAGCGCGTGATTGTGTAACGTGGGCAGTTCTGAATAAAACGGTTTTGGTTAAGACGGAAAAAACTAGCAAGTGGGGTTACTACCTCGCCGAGATTACGCTGCCAGACGGGCGGAACCTGAGCGATGCACTATTAGAGGCAGAACTAGCTAAACCGTATGACGGGGGGAAGAAGCACTTTTAAACCTTTTCATGTCAAAAAATCCGATAGGAAAAGGTTGATCATAAGTAAAAGCCCGGTAATTCCGGGCTTTTTGTTTACTCGTCATCCATTTCGGCAGGATCGTACCCCTTTACCAGCTTTCGCTCGTACCCTTTCTCGTACGCATGTCGGTAAATGTAATCAGCATGTCTCTGCTTTGCCTTAATGACTTTCTCGCGGTAGTCTTTGAACATGCCAGACAAGCCGGGATTGATCGCCCATGTGACCTTTTTCTTGTGTAGTTCACTCTCAACCTGCACCACCCATCCCGCTTGCTCCAGCACTAACATCGCGTCCATGACCGCTTGGTCCTTCTGCCAATCGGTCTTGCCTTCTAGCGGACGCCTTGCCGATTTTTTCAAAGTGCGCAAGTCGATTGTTTGAACGTCTGAGCTAATTTGAATAATGTAATCAATAACCCATTGATCGAAGTCGTTGGTGATTGCGCCACCCACTTCGCCTAGTGAATAACGATACGCCGGGATCACATAGCCACGAATTAAACTTATGACCCTGTGGACAACATCGGCCTGCACTTGTGGGGCGAATGGGGACTCGATGATGTGGAACAACAGGATCAAACGACCAGCTAGGCCCTCCAGCTTACCGAATGCCGTCATGTACTCGGTGCCACTATCGAGTACACGCTCGTCTTGTTTTGCTGCTTCATACCATGATTGAAACTCACGAAACGTGGTGAACGCTTCAGTAGATAAATGATACGTTTGAGGCGGCAGCGCGTAGGTCAAGCGCAGAGTATTTTCCCATGCTGCCGCACTCGTCATGAACTCGGGGATTGGGTGACCTAATTTCGTTTTACTTCCGCGCAAAACTGCGGGAATGAATCGTTGCAATAGTCCATCTGCTGCAAGGGCTGCTAAGTTTTGTCTGAACACGGTGGGTTGGATATTTCCATAAATCGAAACCGCCAAATTTTCGCAATAGATCGAGCCAGCGCCTACTCGGTCCATTTCGTAATGCTCCGATTCATAACTGACAACCCATGCCGAGCGATCCTCGCCGCTAGTCTTGTCGGTCAACTTGCGCACCCACGAGTTCATCTCGTCGAGGTGGCACAACATGCCACGGGGACGGTCGGCTGCTTGGCGTACCAGCTTCTGACTCGTGATATCGGACACCGTGATCTTAAGCGGCACGGGCTGCGGGGGCATCTCGGGTACTTGCGGGGCTTGATCCGCGCCTAACATTGCCTCGGGGCTGGCTGAGAATTCGAGAAAGGCTTTCTTGGCACTGGCGTATGCCGCTTCTTTACCTTCCCAGTCTAACAATTCTTTACTGTATCGGGGTCGATCCTCCGCTTCGATGTTTTTTAATGGTGACAACATCGGTCGGGAACCGGGGGACTTCTTGTCCGCTGGATCACCAAGAGTCATGAGCCAAAGCACAGGCGGCACACGGAATCCGGGCATAAGTTCAAGCCGGATGCGGGCGTCAACGACTCCGCAAACAGCAGCCAATCCAGCGAACAAAGGGACCAAAGGGTCACAACCCACGCTTTCTGATATTTCCTGTGACCGCTGGCGTAGGATACCGGGCCAGATCGTCAGGTCCATCTCGGGCGGCTTAGGACGCAGGCCGTCCACCACGTCCAACGGTTCCATAACTGGCATCTCGATCTTGCTGAACAACTCGGACGCATCGGGCAGGGGCCGTTGCCACCCGTGCTGCTTGGCAATATGAAATAGCGTTCCGATTTTGACCGCAGACGCTTTATCGGTTTTAAAACTGTTCCACTGACTGAAGATGCCGCCCCGAGCGGGGTACTTAGCGGAAGGCATTGACCACTCATCCCACAACTGCAATGCTTGATCAAGCTGGTCTGTCTGAGTGCCCGCCCAATGTAAAGCCATTCCGACGTTGATCCACTCGTCACGGCTAACGTCGGGGCTGATGTGCTCCAAGGCAGAACGAATTTCGTCCCACGACGCATCCACTGCACCCTCTGTACTGATCGTGCGCTCTTTGTCTTGCGACAACATCGCATTCCATAGATCAAGCAGCGCCTGTGGAATGATTGGTAAACGAGTCCAATGCCCGCTGCCTGCCCAATGATAGGGTTGACGTGTTTCGGGATGAATTGACGGAGGTAAAACATCCTGCACCGTTAATCCACCCGCAGTGGCACACCGTAGTTCGTAAATCGTGATGCCGCTGTGGATGATCTTTTTTGACGGCAATGCTGCACCGAAAGGCATTGCGTACAGTAATTTACCGTGTCCCGGCTTGCCGGAGTTGATAACAACAGCGTCGGGTGCGTTATATAACGATTGCAAATCAATTCCGTGCTGGTCTAGCAGACTGGCGGCAATAATCCAGTTATCAATATCAAGTGCCATTGTGCCGCTGTAAGCGTGCGCCAATCCGATACCAAATCCCGACGATAAATCGGCTTGCGATTGAAGCGCATTTTCTCGAAGGTTCCAACCCGGAGTACGTGGCCCCTTAGTGTTGGGAGGAATCGGGACAAGTGACCAACCATGCCGAATGTAAGCGTCGACAGACGCGGGGTGAGATTGCACTGTCTGAAATGCTGTCATATACTATTCTCGTTGGTAATCAAGGTTGCCATCTCCGTCTCCAAAGTCTCTTCACGGGTTGCCCCGGGGTTCACAAGACCCCGGGGTTTTTCTTTTAGAGCTTGAAGAAATCTTACGTCCATGTGTTGCATTGTACTACGCTTGTGATACACTTACAAGCGTCATCACTTGGAGAAAAACGTGAAACTGCAAACATACGTATTAAACGCCGCAGGTCTTCAAGCAATCAATCAATTCTCAACTAAGTATTCCGTTTGCAAGATTCCGACTGCGCTGCATTATCAAGCGGAGACGGAGCGCAATACCATCATGATGCAGGGTCATCCCGGTTTAATCGCGATCGACAAGATCGTTAGCAAAGACGGTAAAGCGCATGTTTTGTCGCTCAATCCTGAATGGTTTGAAATTAACACGGATGAATGATGTGAAAATTTTCATGCTTGTCGGTTGCATTGTGCTACAAACGTGATACAATACACCCATCAGCACATAAAATTTGATTGCCATGACATCCACTAACAAAGCATCGCATCTGACTGTCCGAGTGGCAGACCTTACGCGAGCCAAATTTCACGAGAAGGCAAGAAAGTTCGGGACACCGAGCGAAATCTTACGTGAACTCATCGACGCCTTTATTGAAGATCGCGTCACCATTAACCCACCTGTAATCAGTAACCCCAAGGAAAAACTATATGTCCCTCGAAGCTAAGATCGAAGCATTGACACAAGCCGTTCAGGCTCTAACTGCACAACTGCAATCTGCTAACGAAACCCCTGTTGCACCTGCACCAGTTGTTGCACATGTACCTGCACCAGTTGTTGCACCTGCACCTGCACCAGTTGTTGCACCTGCACCTGCGCCCGTACCTGCGCCAGTTGTTGCACCTGCACCAGTTATGCCATTACCGCCTAGTTTTGTCACTCCTGCTGCGGCACCGATAGCATCGGGTGCGCCTTTCACTGACGGAAAAGGTCTAATTGATTACGTCATGAGCGCATATAAAACAATGGGTCCACAAAAAGGCGCGCAGATTCAAAACGTCTTGACGGGTTTAGGTTACCAAAACATCAACGATGTGAAGCCTGAACACTATGGTGTTTTGTTTGCCGGTGTTGAACAATTGAAAGTAGCGTAATGACTGCACATGCTCAATTGTCGCCCTCTAAACGGCACCGTTGGGCATTGTGCCCCGGTAGCATTCGCGAAGAGGCGAAGTTTCCCGATCAGCGGAGCGGTCCTGCTGCCGTAGACGGAACCCATAGTCATATGCTGTTAGAACACTGCATCAAAGCGGAACTCGTCGATCCTGTTTCACTGGTAGGTGTTGAGATGGTCGACCACGATGGTAGTTTTGTGGTTGATGCTGATCGGGCATCTCGGGTTAAGGTTGCCGTTGATTACATTCGTGAACGGTCGATGAACGGCATGTTTAAGGTGATCTCTGAAGAGCGCGTTGACCCCGAGTATCTGCTCGGGCGCAGCGATCTGTCGGGTACCGTTGACTGTCAAATCATCGGTCCTGATTGGATTGAGTTGATCGACTACAAAGACGGAATGGGTGTGGTGAGCGCCGAAGGCAACATGCAGCTTGAGCAATATGCGTATGGTGTATTGGCTGGCTACAAACTGCCGATTAACGCCGATTACCCGGCTAAACGTATCATCATGACCATCGTTCAACCAAAGCTAGCGCTTAAGGGAATGAAGGCTGTTGCTTCCTGTGAGCGGGATGTGTACGAAATGCTCATAGGTGCGGGTGCAATCATCATACAAGCTGCTGCAACTGACGCACCAGATGCACCACTTGTGCCGGGTGAAAGTCAATGTAAATTCTGCAAGGCTAAAGGCTCATGCGCCGCCCTTGCCAGTAACGTAATGAAGGAGGTGGGAATCATGTTTCAACCAACCGTAACGCAACCCCTCGATGTCGCACAGCAAAGCGCAGATAAAGACCCTACCACGATGGACGACCAACAGATTCGTCAAATCATGGAGGCTGCTCCGCTCATGCGCCAACTGCTTGAGGGTGTAGAGAAGGAAGCGCTGCGTCGTTTGGAGGCAGGTCAAAGCATTCCCGGTATTAAATTAGTTCATGGTCGCGGTTCTCGTGTTTGGTTACTGTCGGAAGATGAGATGGCCGAGAAGCTGGTCAAGATGGGCATCCCGAAGTCTGCTGTCTACGAAACCAAACTCGTCACACCCGCCAAGGCTGAGAAGTTGACATGGGAAAAGCGTGACGGAACAAAGATGCAACTGTCAGACCGCCAACTCAAGACGATGGAAAATGAGTATGTTGTTAAGTTGGCGGGTAGGTTGACCGTAGTTCCGGAATCAGACAATCGCCCCGCTGTTATAAATAACGCTGCGCCGATGTTTAACGCAGTCGAGGCAGCACCTGCTGCCGAATCCCTGCCCTCGTGGCTTTCTTAACTTAACGATGGGTCTGCCAAGAGCACTTGGACGGCAACCATACGGTGAGCTACTTAATTGGAAAAAGTAACAGGATTACAGCCAGTGCGGGCGACGCTTAAAGCGTGGTGTACGGTGACGACTCACACATCTTATGATGGGGTACACGAAACTGCGAAATGACCAATTATGTAGAAATGCTCACAGGTGGGTAATCAATCCCACACCCGTCACCTTTATTTTTAACTGGAGTAAATGTAATGTCCGATATTATTTTTCTGAGCAATGTTCGTCTGTCCTTTCCTCATCTTGCTGAACCACAGCGACAAGTCAACGAACAAACGGGTAAAGAGCGCGTGTCGTATAACTGCGAGTTCATCATGCCGCAAGATCATCAAGGCTTTCAGCAATTCATGCAGAAATATGGCGCTATGGCGTTGGAGAAGTGGAAGGAACACGCTCAGACCGTTATGGGCATGATTCAGAATGATCGTAAGCTGCGCTGCTTCGGTCGTGGTGAAGAGAAGGTCAACAAGAAGACCTTTCAACCTTACGATGGGTATGCTGGTCATACTTTCATTACAGCCGGTCGTGACTCGCAGCCACAGATGATCCAAGCTGACGGTAAGCCTGTGGACGCTGGTAACACGATGGCATATCAACAACTGGCCCGCAAGATGTACGGCGGTTGCCGGGTGAACGCTGCCGTCAAGCCGTGGCTTCAAGAAAACAAACACGGTCGTGGCATCCGTTGCGATCTAATTGCTGTGCAATTCTTTGCTGACGACACACCGTTCGGTGAGGGTGCAGTGGATGCATCGAACCTGTTCGGTGCCGTAGCTGGTGCCCCCGCTGGCATGTTTGGTTCTACCGCTGCTCCGGCTGCGGCTATGGGTCTGCCACCGTTCATGATGGGTCAGTGATCAACCGGGGGCTTCGGCCCCCTGTTTGCGAGTAAATGTAATGAGTAACGACTATGTCTTCGACATCGAAACCTATCCAAACGTGTTCACGCTGGCAGTGGAACATGCGGACGCCCCGCTGCGCTGGATGTTTGAGATCAGCGACTGGCGTAACGACTCCCGCGAGATTGTTGAGTTTTTGACTTACCTTAAACAGACCAATGCTCGCATGGTCGGCTTTAATAATTTAGGGTTTGACTACCCCGTCCTGCACACCCTGATCCGCATGGGTCACAGTGACGCCGATACGTTGTATCAAAAGGCGCAATCAATCATCGGGTCGCAGGATGAAGACGGTAGCAAGTGGATGCATCTTGTTAAACCGTCTGATCAATTTGTTCCTCAAATTGATTTGTTTAAGATTCACCACTTTGACAACAAGGCACGCGCCACTAGTCTCAAGGTGTTGGAGTTTAATATGCGATCCGACACCATTGAGGACTTACCGTTCAAGGTGGGCACCAGCCTAACTCGTGAGCAGATTAAAGTGCTCAAGCAGTACAACCAGCATGACGTGGTGCAGACCAAGGCGTTCTATCACAAGAGCATCGACATGATCCACTTCCGTGAAGAACTGACGCGCAAGTACGCCCGGGACTTCATGAACCACAACGACACCAAGATCGGCAAAGACTACTTCGTCATGAAGCTAGAAGAAGCCGGTGTGGCCTGCTACGACTTCGGCCCCAAGGGTCGCACACCTCGGCAGACCAAGCGTCCAGTGATCCACCTCAAGGATGCCATCCTGCCGTGGATCAGCTTTGAGCAGCCCGAATTTAATCGAGTGCTGGACTGGCTCAAGGCGCAATCAATCACAGAAACCAAAGGCGTCTTCACTGACCTGACGGCCACGGTCAACGGGTTCACTTTTGTCTTTGGCCTCGGCGGCATCCATGGCTCCGTCGAATCGGAGGTCATTGAGTCCGATGATGAACATGTCATCGTGGACCTCGATGTCACCTCGTACTACCCGAACCTTGCCATCGTCAACGGGTTCCACCCGGCCCATCTTGGCAAAGAGTTTGTCAGCATCTACAAGCACCTGTTCGAGCAGCGCAAGCAGTACCCCAAGAAGTCCGCAGAATCCGCGATGCTGAAGCTGGCACTCAATGGGGTGTACGGCGACTCCAACAACCAGTTCAGCGTGTTCTACGACCCGCTGTACACCATGACCATCACGCTCAACGGTCAACTGCTGCTGTGCCTGCTGGCCGAAGGGTTGATGACGATCCCCGGGCTGCAACTCATTCAAGTGAACACGGACGGTCTGACCGTGCGGGTGCCCCGGAACATGAAGGTGTTGGTCGATCTGGCCCGAATGGCGTGGCAGGAGCGCACTGGCTTGAACCTTGAAGAAGCCATCTACAAGGCCATGATGATCCGCGATGTGAACAACTACATTGGTGTGTTCGATCCTGCGTTTGCGAAACCCGGTGACCCGACTGTCAAGCGCAAGGGTGCCTATGAGTGGAAGATGGGCTGGCACCAGAACGCCGGGGGTCTTGTGATTGCCAAGGTCGCCGAGAAGGTGCTGGTCGAGGGTGCGCCGATCCGTGAGACTGTGCAGCAGTGGCCCGATATCATGGACTTCATGCTTCGCACCAAGGTGCCGCGCAGCAGTTATCTGGCAATCGAGTGGGACGGGCAAGCCCCGCAGCAGTTGCAGAACATCACGAGATATTACATCGCTGAAAACGGCGGACGCCTGTTCAAGTACATGCCACCCTTGAAAGGTAAAACCGAGTGGCGAAAAATTGGTGTCGAGAGTGGGTGGAATGTTCAGCCATGTAATGACATTAAAGACGCGGGCAAGTTACCTGTAGATTTTGATTACTACGTTCGCGAAATCGAAAAACTTTGTTTGGGGTTAGCATGAAAGCACGGGACATTCAAATCGGCGGTGACCATTACAAGAACATGGGAGTTGAACCTTGGGATGTAGTTGACACATGGTCCATTGAGCAACGTATTGGGTTTTATCGTGGCGGTGCGCTTAAGTATCTAATGCGCATGGGAACTAAAGACGAAAACGTTCAAGAGATCCGCAAAGGTGCGCATTACATGCAAAAGTTAGCCGAAGTGTTGCAAGAACGCGATGATGATCTTAAACATCAACTTGATACCGGATTTCGTGATGCTTGAGAAACAAATCGAAGCCAAGGTCTGCGATTATGCTAAGACCAAAAACGTACTAGTTTACAAGTTCACCAGTCCCGCTCGTGCTGCGGTCCCTGATCGTTTGTTCATTCGGCCCGATGGTCGTATGTGGTTTTGCGAGTTCAAGCGCGGGGGTCAAAAGCCCACTGAAGCGCAGGAGCGCGAGCATCATAGGTTGCGTCAGTGCAAAGTGTCGGTTTTCGTGGTGGACAACGTAGAAGACGGTAAGGCGATGGTAGATATGATGGTGATGGGATGCTGACACCTGACTTACTCCACGACTACCAAAAAAAGGCGGTTAACTTCCAGTCCACGCACCATCACTCGATGCTGTGGCTGGACATGGGTCTAGGTAAGACCGTGATCACACTGACCAGCCTCGCGCATCTGATCAAGACCGGCTTCCTTCGCGGTGTGATTATTGTGGCTCCCATCCGGGTCATTCGGCTGGTGTGGCGGCAGGAGGCTGCGAAGTGGGAGCACACCAAGCACCTGCGGTTCAGTATGGTGGCGGGCACCAAGGACCAGCGCACCCGCGCTTTGCTGCGCCCCGCTGACGTGTACATGATCAACTACGAGAACCTTGGGTGGCTTGCTGAAACCTTGCAGACGTACTTTGTGAAGAAGGGCAAGCCGATGCCTTTCAATGGAATCATCTGGGACGAAATCAGCAAGATGAAAAACAGTGCCACAAACCGGGTAAAGGCGTTTCGCAAAATCGCTGATCAGTTCGATTGGACCACGGGATTGACCGGCACCCCTGCCAGCAACGGCTACAAAGACCTGCACGGTCAGTTTCTTGTGGTGGACAAGGGTGAGCGATTGGGCACCAGCAAGACGCAATTTAAGACCCGGTTTTACAAAAAGGTCGGACCTTACAAGGAAGTGCCGTACGAGGACACCGAGGACACTATTAAAAAGCTGATTGGTGACATCACTTTGGAGATGAGTGCCGAGGACTATAATCCGTTGCCTGATTTAATTGTGAATAACGTAGAGATCGAAATGCCCGATGATCTGCGGGCTAAATACGATAGGCTGGAGAAAGAATTCTTCCTCGTGCTTGATAGTGGTAAGGAGGTCGAAGCCTTCAACCAAGCGGCCTTGACTAATAAATGTCTTCAATTCTCCAATGGCGCAATGTACCCAATTGCCGGGATGCCGTTGTGGGAACCAGTGCATGACATGAAGCTGAACGCGCTGGAGGACATCATTGACGAGGCCCAAGGCTCGCCAATCCTGTGCGCCTACGCTTACCGCAGTGACGCCGAGCGCATCATGGAACGGTTTAAAGCGCTGCGCCCGATTAACCTAACCGAATGTAAGAGTGAATCGTCTTTAACTAACGCAATGCACCGATGGAAGACGGGCGACTGTTCGCTGATGATCGGCCACCCTGCAAGCATGGGTCACGGCATCGACGGCTTACAGAAGAACGGTCACATCCTTGTGTGGTATGGCCTCAACTGGTCGCTGGACTTGTACGAGCAGTTCAATGCCCGAGTGCGCCGACAAGGGCAAGGGGCACCCGTAATTTGTCATCGCATTCTGATGCAGAACACACTAGATCAGGCACAAGCGATGGCACTCGATGAGAAAGCTACAACTCAAGCAGGACTGCGCAATGCAGTCAAACAATATCGTCAATCTAAAGGAGTTTGAAATGAGTTACGCGGAAATTGAAATGAAAATAGTACAGTGGGGAGAAGCCCGTGGCATTGTGCAGAACGCTACCGCAATGTCACAAGCTATTAAGACACTTGAGGAAACCACTGAATTACTGGACGCAATCAACAAAAAGAATCTTAGCGAGGTGAAAGACGCTATTGGTGACATTGTGGTCACGTTGATCATGGTGTGCGCTGTGCTGGATGTTAATTTAGTGTCTTGCTTAAAGGACGCATATGGTGAGATTAAAGACCGTAAAGGTCATCTGACAAAAGAAGGTGTATTTATTAAAGAAGTGTGATGCAGTTGTGTCACACTGAATTTAAAGGAGTAACTGTAATGATTCGTAATTTATACAACTGGTTAAAAAATGCATATTTGTCCCCAAGTGCCGAAACGATTGCCTTACGAGAATTAGAAGACGCAAGACGCAAATTGTTAGAAGCACAGAGCGGTCGTGAATATGCGACTTCTATGTGTAATTACTATGATGTAAAGATTAAACGTCTCACATCGTATTTGCACAATGCGACGGAGTTGTAATCATGACGCCACCACCTAAAAACAAAGGGCGGCGCATCATAAAAATAAACGCCATTACGCAGGCAAAGCTAATCGAGGCGATGCTAGACGGTGTTTATACATGCGCGGAGTTGTGTGATATCACCGGCCTATACTACTCGACGGTCCTGCATTATTGCCGAGAACTGCATCGCGCAGAGGCGGCGCATATTTGTGGATGGGCGAAAGACAAAAGAGGAAACACCACGTTAAGAATTTTTAAAATCGGACGCGGAAAAGACGCCAAGCCGAAAAAGCTAACAGGTGCAGAACGACATGCTAGGTGGCGACAAAAACAAAAATCTATTGAGTTAATCCACTTGTCAGCCGGAGATGGTCATGCGCAAGCGTAGTAAATATCGACCAAAGCGAGTATTGGCAAATCCACTCGGGTATGTCATTGAATCAATGATTCCGGTAGCTCACTATGAAAGCTATCTTGTAGACCTCAAAATAAAAAACAGTGAGGCAATGTGTTCATTGATAAGCGGGAAAGCGACAAAAGCCAATATTGACACGTTGGTCAATATGTCAAACATGACTGAAGTGCTGCATGAAATGGGATTCGGTAAAGAACATCACAACATCTGCACAGATGGGCGTTTTGCTATTTTCAGCATTGTACAGCGAGCCGTGAAACATGGTCGTTTTACACCCACCGGTCCAGAGATTCACATGCTTAATTCACTTATAGAATTGCACGATGCACAAATGAACATTGTGACAATACGCGACATTGAAAAAGCGTTAACGATCGCCCATCGCAAAATTACTCATGATAGAAACACGATGAAATTGCCATCCGTGCCGGAGATATTGAACTAGGGTGTGTTTTATTTACCCTTGCGTGCGTAAAACAGTGTACGGTCGCCAAACAAATAGAACCCAACCGCAGCCGCAAAATTATCAACCGCGTCACTAGGTTGACCGTTCAATTTTAACGCAGCCCATGTACCCAATACCGTCATGGCGACAACAGGACGCATAAGACGCACGGCAGCTTCAACCCACGGGTATGACGGGTTAGTTCCTCCGGCGTCGTTCATTGTTTTGAACATGTCTAAATCAAGCTGCCGCATTTTGACATACTCGTCTACGTTGACCGGCTTGTAAGTGTCCGTCTGAATAAACCGACCGATTAAAGATTTTCCCAAATCTACAGCCAGCGGTCCCAATGCAGCGAGTATGGTCAACGGGTCCATCATGGATATTCTTTACGCGGTAATTGAAAATGCGGACCATCTCGAAAAATTTTCCAATCGCCGCCCCATTCAATCGGAACACTGAGTTCATTCGCCGCTTCTTTCATTGCTGCGGCAATTTTGTAATACAGCGGCCAATCCCACCGAACTTCGTCTCCTACGTAAGCCCCAAGGTCAACGGCTTTAGCTAGACGATCGGGTCCGGGGATATGGCGCGAATTTAACGTTTGACTAGCCCCAATTGCCATTAGTGCTTTTTGACGTTCTAATGATCGCACTCCTTCGAGCACTCGAAAATTAACTGTCGTAATTTGAATAGCGCGCCTGACTACATTAACTAAATGAGGATGAACACCTTTCAGTCGCAGATCGCAGCGTTGACTCAGTTCGTGCATGATCAGTAAATTTTCCAATTGCTGAGAACAAACCCAAGAACGGCGGAAAAACACGAAATGACACTCATGCCGAACCAAAGCCCTCCTTTTGATTTATTGGCAAGTTCCAAAAGTTGCTCAAGTTGACGCTCCATCTTGTCTACTTTTCTATTCATGTCATGCACCTTTTGCCATAAAACCCCGTATTCAACGAGATTAATTTCAGCGCTATGGGACTCCATTCTGTCTTTCTCACCTAATGAATTCATTCTCAACATTTCGTTCAGGGGCCAGCATATTGACAGCAGCAGCGGTACCGCCTGTTACTGTCGCTCGGGATGGCGCGCTCCATTTTGTTGGGTCAGCAATAATTTGCAAAACGCGATTGCGTTCAGCCGCAGGTAATGACTCTAACAGATTTGCCGCCCCACTGGGTGTTTTAAGCGCCTCAGTAAGTGTTACCATTGTTTTCTGACCGATTTTGTTTTCCAAAATGTTCAACGCCTTATTAGTCGTTGCGGTCACAGCGCTCAAATAGGAAGGTAGACGAAACTTGCTCATACCTTGGAGCAGTAGTTCTTTAAGTGCTGTTTGACCACCCTCAACTTGAGATTTGATATTAGCATTGCGGATTACCTTGCTTGCTTCGGACTGTAGGGTACTTAATGTGTCTTCGGCTAACTCTACAGCGATGTTGTACTTACCCGGACCAAGAATCTTTTCCACGGCTTCGGGAGACTCGTTCTGCACGAGGCGCACAAACGCATTCTTGTCGGTTTTCCACAACTGCAATGCCTCACCGGTCAATTGTTTTTCGGCAATTTTTTGGGACAGTTTTGCGTGTTCCTTGAGGTATTCACGGTATCCTGCGCCACCTGCTGTTTCAATCGCATCGTCGATTGCGGGCTTGACACGACTTAGAACACCAGCGGCAAGATTTCGTTGACTGGTGGCATCCATGCCCGGACGAAGTTGCTGAATCGCAGCGTTCACGGAGTTTTTACGAATTGCGTCAAGAGCACGAGCGTCAATAATTCCACCGCTGCTCGTCCATTTAGCAATATCATCACTGACGTTGCGCAAGGCACCTAGCAGCACGTCGTTGCCCGCAAACTCGGGGTTATTTGCTACAGTTCTAAGACTGCGCACCAACGGCTCACCTTCAAGAGGCTTAATGCCTTGTGCCCGCAAAGCACCAGCGGCTTGATCGGCAAATCGAGCACCTTGACCTAAATCAAGCGATGCTTGCGCTGCTTTATTTGACCACTCATTGAATGCTTTTTCGGCCAATTCTCCGCTATAAGTGTATTTAGTCAGACCAACCGGCAAACCACGTTTGATTAGATTTAAGCGAGCACTGGCCTTCGCTAGATCACCCAGTTCCATAAAACGGCGAACTTCTTGCACCTTCGTAGCTGCCTGTTCACCGAGTTCTGCGGATAACCCTTCCAGACGAGCGACTTCTTTGCCCAGATTTGCGCGGTCAAGCGCAGCTTCACGCGTCGGGCTAGTGATAGTGCGGGCGGCTTCTTTTGCGGCTTCCGTAGTGCCTCGGGCTTCGGCAGCAGTAGTACCACCTGCCAATTTAGACAAAGCATTTAGAGAAACATCACCTTGGGATTTTTCCAACGCCGACAGGAATCGCGGGTCGCGGGCCGTGGCTCGGTCAATTAGAGCCTGCCATGTTGGACTATTGATGTCGGCAGTGGCCTGTGCGGCACTGACACCCTTACCTTGCGACGCCTTGAGTGCATTGAGTGCTTCGGGTAGATCCGGGCCGAGGGCATTTCGGGCGATGTCAGCAGCTTTATTTTTGGGAATTCGACGCAGATCGGCTAACTTGCCGACACCCTTCGCGATAATCGGACCAGCCACCCGACCACCAACTTCAAACGTAGCACCTTCAAGCACGTTACGCACCGGTTCAGTAATTTGAGCAGCGCCTTGGCGTGGAGATTTACCCCCCAAATACACATCGGCCAATTCAAGAACCTCTTTAGCTGCACTATAGCCAAGACCAGCACCAATAACACCACCTGTCGCCGCACCGGCAGCGGTTCCGGCAAACGGAATGACACTGCCCGATATGCCGCCAGCAGCACCACCAAGCAATGCGCCACCACCAGCACCCAATGCCTCAACAACCGGAGCAACGTATGGGCGTACTTTAGAATACAAATCAGCTTCTTGCCGAGCTGCCGGAATGCCTTCAGGGGCGGCAATACGCGGACGCAAGGATTCGGGCAGTTGCGGTACTGCGGATGCTGTAAGTTTACTTACGTCATACCCATTGGCTTGCAGCTTAGCCGTCAAATCGGCCTTGCTCATACCATCGGGCACTCCTTTGATGATTGTGCCATCGGGTAGACGAACATCCATTATTTCAGGCTCCCAAAGTCAATTACACCACCCGATGTTGGAGCGGCAAGTGCTGCACCACCGGCTCGGGCAGCGCGTTTCTGTGCGTTTTCAACACCTTTGCGAACTACATCTTGTAGGTCCATCGCGGCGCGGATAAATTCTTTTTCGTCCGTCGCTATCGACATTCGGTTAAAAGCGTCTGTACCTTTAGTGCCTTCTTTTTCGGAAATAGCGCCACCACCCTTGAGGGCTTCAAATGCTTCAAGGAACGAAGCACCTTTGATTTGATCAACACGAGCCATGAAGCCCGCAGCGTCCGTACCCGGGACAAGTCGAGCACCCGGCATCCAAGTAGCGCCCACGGCACTCTCAAAGCCGGGGTGAGGCTTGGAGCCTTCAATCAAACGACCCTTAGAATCGCGTTTACCTATCAATTCATCAATTAAGCGAATACCTTCTTCAGCACGACTGAGCACCTTCGGCAATGCCTGCATAGCCTGCACATCACCCTTCGCCATTGCTTCACCTGTGGCTCGGGCTGCACCCATGCGCTGCTGAAATACAGGATCGGCATCCCGACGGGCGTTTTCTTCCATCACAGCAACACGACGACCCTCGAGTCCAATTCGTAATCCTTCGTTCCGAATGCGCTCGGCTTCACCGGGAGCCATTGTCATACGGGCTTCTGTACCTTCTACCGTACGAGCGGGACCTTGCCCGAATTTTGGCATAGCGACTACTCGTGTCGCGCCTCCAAGGTTTTGACTAACAAAATGTTGCTCTAAGGCCTTGTCGGCCTCTAACATTAAGTTACGTGCGACTTCGGGTGAATACTGTTCAGGAATTACATTTACCAAACCCGGCAGATTTTGCAAAGTATAGTTGCGCCAATTTGCATACGACTCGGGTGAATTTACGGAAGGTAGTAAATCACGGGATTGTTTCATTCGAGCAGCCGCAACATCAGATGCCGCTTTTTCACCCTCGCGGGATTCCTTTTCACCCTTTAGTAATGATTCATAGACTTGACGACCAGCAGCACCGTAACCAAGCAATTGATTACGATTTTGAGCGGTCATGCCGGGTATAAATTCACGCAACCGATTACGTTCTTCAATTTCACGCTCGGCTTGCTGCATTTGCATTTGAGCCAAAGCATTTTGCTGTCGGGCTTGTTGAATTGCAGCCACACGGCCGTACTGAGTCAACGGGTCTTGAAGTTCAATGCCTTTAACACCAAGAGCAATTGCGGGATTGATAGGCATATTGATTTCCTAAGACTGGAACGGGCCAACTTCTGAGGGGTTTCGGTAGGTGTAATTGTACCCGTCTGCACCTTGACCAACATTAAATGTCGGATTCTGCTGCATCGCGTTCAGCATGTTCTGACCTTGTTGGTAATTCAGATAAGTACCTAAACCTTGAGTAAGTGCGTTAGCGCCTCCTACGTATCCCGAAGCGCGAGCAGCAGCGCTGCTCATTTGAGTGTCGCCCACATTGGACGCCATTTGCATACCAGCTTGACCGAGTTGTTGGGCTGTAGTTTGACCAACCCCGGCGAGAGACTGCAATGGTCCTAATCGAGCTTGACGTTCAGCCTGATACCGATTGAAAGCATTTTGGTATTCTTGAGATGCAATGTCTTGACCGAATCGTTGAATACCTTTCATTGCAGCACCAGACATCAGACCCCCTCGGGCAGCAGCCGATCGTTCTAGTGCTTTCATCCCCTCGGACATGCGAAAACCATAACCCGGGTCTTGCTGGAACTGTTGCATCCCGAACTGCCGATAGTCAGTCAATGGAATTAATTTATTAAGAGCTTGTTCACCGGCTTTGCGCCACGGTTCTTGCAACTCGACTTGCCGCTCGAACTGTTCCATTTGCAAAGCGGACGCACGATCCGCAGCACCTGCTTGAGTTGATGCCGCTTTTTTGGATGCACTAGAACCAAGCGCTGCTGCTCCGACGGCACCTGCCAAAATTGCGGTTCCGGTTCCTATTGCCATGACTTGACCTCTTTAATAAATGTACGCTCCATTGGTTTAAAACCTGCGCGGACATAAAGATTTTCCATCTTTTTTGATCGCTCATCTTCTAAAGCAATCATAAATAATGCTGTGGCGTTTTTTTCTTTCGACCATTGTTCAATTTGCTTGAACATTTCTTTACCTGCGCCGCTACCACGAGCAGCCGGAGTCAACCACCACCATAATTCCTGCACAACAAGAGCCGACGGGTTGAAATACAACGGATAAGCTATTGCCGCGCAAATACCAACCATTTGTTCATTAATTTCAGCTAACCAAACGCCCAAGCTATCGTTTTGCAATGACGACAAATAAAATTCCGAATACCCGGGAATGTCAAACTCAATTAAGCCGTGCATTGGCGATGCCGCGTGAAACGCTTTTGCCAATACAAGATAGTTTGGCAAATCAGATTCGGTGGCTTTGCGTACAATCACTGAGTCACCTCACGACCACTGACACGCATGTTGATAGCACTAGCGGTTCCGGCAATTGTACTAATAAAGTCGCCGGGGTTCAAAACTTGCCCCACCAGTTCGGGGAACGTGTAGACCTCGGACGGCTGAAGTGTTTTGGTTTTGGTGATCAAGTTGATGTCACCAGCGGACCCGGCAGTCGTGACAAGGTTTACCGAAATCGTTGCTGCTGTAGCGCTATAGTTGGTTGCCGTAAACTTATCAATAATAGTCGTTACATTGGTCGCCGTGTATTGAGTAGTCTGCACATTTTCAACGGTCTTGCCGGGAACAAGGTTTTTAACGAGAACTGTCATTTATTGAACTCCTTGAATTGTCGGAACAGAAACCATCGACACAGTTAAGATCACAGATGGTGTGGCGGGTCGAACAGGGCTTGTTTGCGCCCCGATGTACTGAATTGTAGTCGAGGCGTCTGTTGTCGCCCACATTAGTTCGACATACTCATTTTCCGCCAAGTCAATAAACAGATTTAACGCGCCGATTAAGTGACCGTCTATCGAACCATGTCTACTTGGTATTGAGAATTGACTGTTGCTGTCAGGCACGTCAGTTCCATTTTTGCGCATCCAAATATCAATATCGTGAACATTAGAATCCGTGTTAACCATTTGAACACTGAATTGCACATTGTACGTGCCGACTGTTTCACACCTAATTTTAGAAGAGCATGTGCCAGTGATGGTAGTTGATGCAACCGTTTGCGACACGCTGATTTCATAAGTACCCGTGCTACCGTCTGTACCAGTAAGCTGCGAAACAATTCGAGTCCCTGCTGTAACACCCGTACCTGTAATCACCATTCCCGGGTAAATTGGCCCGGATGTAATCGCTGTCACAGTCATGACAGTTGTGGCAATTGACGCCGTAAAAATCGCTGTGCGATTTTCTAGTGTCACGCCGTTACTGAATTGCGTGGTGTCATACAGCAACGGGTATGCTGTAGTCGTAGAACCATCTGGTTGATTAGCGGTACTATAAAACGAACCGTAAATAAAATGCGGCACCTGTGGTGTAAAAATAGGCTGAACCGCAAAAGCGTCAAGTTGCTTCTGCAATTCCGCAATTTGATTTAAAACATCATTCGGTTGTTGAGCTAATCCTTCAATCTGCTTCTGTAATTCGGCAATTTCAGATAACGAATCGTTTTGCGAAGGTGTCAGTTTTTCATCATCACAACACTGACTCTTTAACACATCGTCAATTGTTAAGGTCGGCGGTCCTTTTTGTACATCGTCAAGCGATATGCTGCTACCGCCTTGGGTCTGGAACAACGACAAAAAGAACATGTACCAGTGGCGTGACACATTTCCTGTACGCGGGTCAATAAACGCAACTCGGGGAGGCGTAATCGGAACATTTAACGGATTAGGCATTTGTCGGACTCACAGTTAATTCCGCACCAATGATTGCAATTTTCACCGGGTCCGTACCACTTACTTCGTACACCCTGTCACGAATTTTCATGGTCATACCTAAACGTCGCCAGATAGCACGACGATAAAATTCACCAATCTTGCCAATACTAATCCAATGCTCGTTGGACCATGTGTGCCCACCGTCGTCACTCCAACGAAGTACAACTTGTGGATCGCTACCTTGACCAAGATTTAGACCAACACCGGTTTCTAGATCAAGTTGAAGACTGTGTTGCGCGCTACGTTTAAGATTATTCTGACTCGTTGGCAATGCTCTCCATGATCGTAACCATTTTTGAACACCACCGTTGTCCGAGAAATCGTTTAAATCAAACGAATACACATTTGCGTTTTCGTAGTCCCCGACTAATACATCGCCTTGAAAGAATGCCTGACAGTTACTGCGATGACGAGTAAAGTCACCATTGTCGAATCCGGCTCGCTCATGCCATGCTTGCGTCGCCACGTCATATACCCAAGTCGTATCAGCTTGGGGGAATATCAGTACGTAGAAACTGTGGCCGTCTTGTTGGTACGTGTACCCAATTGCGTCCGACATGTCTTCATACTGCTGAATTTGCCATTCAACGGCATGAGTTGAAATGCGTTGACCGGTATAACCATTAGCCCGATAGACAATTCCTTGACCCCGAGCGTCTTTACCCAACCAGAAAAGACCATTGTCCATTTTGGCAATCGAATACGGAGCGGCGCAACCTATCTCATTAAAAGCGCCCTGAATGCGAGAAAGAGGAAAATCCGCGTTACCGCTGTCATACCACACCTCAACGGAATTGGTGCCAAAAACCCAAATTTCTCGATGGTCGGCAATAATGCCAACTACACCGTCAGGCGATCCTTCGGCTGAAGCAAAATCCAACGGGTCTATGCTCGTACCATCCAGCAATCCAGTTACCCAAATTTTTTGACTATTCGGCTCGTTGAATACGAAATATCCATCAAGATACGCCACTGTGACGGCACCGGGGAAGTCACCATCTGTGATTTGAGCAAACACGTTGGTTTGCGAATTGTAGATGTAGGACGGGCCATCGCAAGCAATAAATAACTGAATACCGTTGTCAACCATGCTTACGGGTCCGCTGGTGCCCGATACAGTACCCAATTCCGTCACAACGTAATTAGAGTCTACTTTGTACAGCTTGTTACGGCTAACCACGTACAAGTTGCCACCAAACACCCACATTCCGCGAATTGGTCCAGATCCTACAGATATCTTCAACTTAAGACCGGGCGCACGATTTAAAAACGCAGGTTCTTTACCGCCCTCGGGAACGAGTTCAGGAAACAAATTGATCATGCGGGCATCGGCAGCGTTGACGCTGCGAGCCACGTATGCGGAACCGAGAATCGGAGTCTTCATCAGAAGTTTCCGGCGTAGATGTTAAATCGTTGTTTATTTGCCACAACACCGTACGGTAAACTCATTACGTCGTTAGGATTATTGATGCGTTTGAGATTGCGCTTACTTGTCATAGCAATACGCCGCACTTGCGGTGAAGGCTCCACACCAAACTCGGGCGCAATCTCCATTGCCAAGTTATAAGCAAAAGCCCGCATGTACCCGGGTGGAAAATGCAATTCAGTTGATAACGTAGCAGGCTGCGTCAATTCTTGCACTGAAATGAAATGCCACTCCAAAACCTGTGTGGGCTTGGGGTAAACAAACATCTCGACATCGGGAAATGTCTCATTGACAAAAATGACTTGCGGAAAAGTAGACGTTGCTGTTTTAACCGCGATGCCGTTGTACTGGTCTTGATTGATGAACTTAATGCCGTACGACACACCACTGGGGGCGCGGTAGTACGTGGCATCATCAAGCAACACGGGGCGGTTGCCCACAAAGTCACCAGTGGGGCCAAGGGTGCGACGAATCTCGCCTGCGGGCCAACTAAATACTTGGTCTTGAGTGGCGTAAACAGACAACCGCTCGGTGTTCCACGAGTCGATCATTTGGTTCATCGCCAAAAGAGCGTCTTGACTGGTTGCCGCTGACGGAGTTTCCCCTTCGGCTAATACACCGAGCATACGCAAAGCCCGATTAATTTGATCGCCAGCGGTCGTTGCCATATCAGTTTCCTTCGGATTCGTCGCTTACCGAAGTCAGAAAATCGGGGACTTCGTTGGGCTGTTCGATGGGTTGTTGGGTCACTTTGCGGGTGTACTTGCGCTTGGGCGCTTCAGCAACCGGCTCAGGTGCCGCTACTGTCGAAGGTTCGACTGGCGTATCAGGATTGTACTCCGCCCACCCGTTTTTGACATCTTGTTCTATTTCCAGTTCATTGATTGCGACTTTGGCACCATGAATAGGGTGCACAAGAACAATGTTCATTCAAATCTCCATGTAAAAACGGGGCCGAGGCCCCGTTTCGAGAACCGCTAGATTAACCTGCGATGCGGTACAGCGACCAAGCACCAGCACCGGTTTTACGGGCGCGGAACGTGGCAGATGTGTTTTCCAGAACAACCATGTTGCCGACCAAAGTCCAGCCGGTGCCCACAGCAATCGTCACTTGATAAGCGGCGTCTTTGTTGCAGACCGAGAAGTCAAAAGCGGCATTTGCTTTTTCGGCGTTTGGGATAGCAGCTTCGGTCAGAGCGACCGTGGGTAGCGTAGCTGTAGCATCAGCGCCGGTGTCAACAACAAACAGACCAGTGGCTAGTTGGGCACCAGTTAGAGTTACATCACCTGTCACATCAGTCGGAGCAGCTTGAACAATCAGTTGAGCCTCGGACGGATTGCCCGCGCCGACTTGATAACCACCACCACCATTAGGAAGAGCCATGATAATTTCCTTTCAGTATTCAATTCAGAATGCTCCCGGTTTCCCGGGAGCGTTTCAGATTAGCCCCAGATACGGCAAGCCATTTGCGGACGGATCGTGTTGTAACCGTACAGAACGTCAACACGGCA